GTATTTTACTCACACCCCAATTAGACAGAAATCGAAGTCTTTTATTTTAAACCTCGTAATAGTTATGGTATTAAGTTACCGATGAGACACCCATGGAGCTCGATCACTTACTGAATCTAGAGTTCAGAAGAAGATTAGAAAGTGGAGACTATTTTCTTACTTTTCGTGGAAAGTTATTTAGGAATTTAAGTTAATTTTAAACACTCGTTTCATGACTTTTTGAAAGCGTTAATTTACATTATTACTACCCGCATTTATGTAGGCTCTGTAATGTATTTTATTGTTATTAAATTTGTTTTTGTTTCGTAAGACTTTTAGGATCAACACCACAATATGTTAGACATGTATTATGATTGTTAATGTTGTTGACCGAAAAACCTTTGGTATTTATACCCTGTTTTATTTATCGACTGTTTTCAGATTAAACACTCGATACGTTTTTGTTTCCGTAATTAAACACCTTGAGATACGACTTATGACATTTTATGTTACATAGGTAAACAAGTGCGATGCACTTCTCATTGTAGCACCCCATTTTTGGGCCGCTAATTCTGCTTCGGTAGATTTAGCACCCCAGGCTGGTGACGTAAGCCCTGGGAGCCCGTAAGGACCAGTTGTGATGACAACCCAAAACCAAGCCTCGGATAGTTCAATTGATGTATTAGCTTTAGGATTACGACGACTTTTGACCGCCCCTGCACCCCAACCTGACCCAATTCAATACTTTGGAGATGATTACCTTAATTGGGAAAATTTCTTTAGGAATTTTGATGTTCCGTTAGAGACTGAAACAGGAGTGAAGAATCCCAAAACTTTGTCAGCATTTTGCTTACAGAAGATTTGTGATTATGGATTGTATCGTGAATATGGACCCCAAATCGAACATATATTGAAACCTGAGATTCATACTATTTTATTGAATGTGTATAACCGCCGTATTAACCTATATGGTGATTTGCATTTTGATATTAAGATTTATGAAGATCATGATTTGCCGCGTGACCGTGAGATGATTCTGGATTTTGTGAAGGAAATTAATTATTATGT